TTATTGCTGGCAACGTCAGTAATAATAGTAGATTTTGCCGAAGCATCAATATTTTTTTTAACCTCCGCAAGCCTACTTTGTATGACTTTTAAACCATCAATAGAACCCTTGGTGTTTATAATATTTACACCATTGCCAGAAGCACCACCGGCTTCTTTGTTTATTTTTGTAACTTGCTCTTTTACGTTATTTAACCCCGTCGAGTCTATTTTTGGCTTTAAATTAAGCGTCAATCCCGCAACGGAAGCGTCTAGCTCCGCTTGTGTTATTTTCTGTATAACAGCCTTTAAAATGACTTGATAGTTGTTAGAAGCATCTGCCATAATCCCTCCATCTCTGGAAATTTATTCCATTATATATATTTAGATATATATTTCTTAAACAACTCATCAAGTTGTTTTTCTCCGCCAAACATAGCGTCTATAAAATTATCCCAATATGGTTCGCGTTTTCTACTATTAAATTCGCCTTCAACATAACCATCAACGTTAAATGCCTCTGCCATATTTTCTCTAAAGTCACCGTTTTGAGTATGCAGATAATCTCCGTCCTTACCAGTAGTGCCAACCCCCATAGTAGCCCAATCATAAAATAAAACACGAGTTATTTCTTTAGAAGTCTCCTTCATATTATCCCAGCGAAATGCATTTAAAAACTGCATAGTTGGCCTTTTATTTCCTTTATAATACCACTCTCTTTCAAAATCTCTTTGAGCGGCATCATAAACATTAGTTTCAATAAATATTTGAAGTGTATCTAGGACTTCTTCACTAACCGCATCAATAACTTTTTCCATTCCATTTCTAAAATAAAGGGTTAGCTGGTCATTATTATTAATACCAATTGGCATTTTCCCTCCTATTACTTCTTACTATCTAAAATTCTTTTAAATTCCTCAAGTTCGCTCCATTTTTTATCCTTAGAAGTTGTGTCGTCATAAACGCCAACCATATCTACGGACTCCCACCCAAATATGTCTTTTATCAAACTATAAGGAAGACCAATACCGGATAAATATGTGGTTATATAATGCCTAAGAGCATGTGGATAAAATGGTATTTGTAATATTGATTCAATACTTTTTACCCAAGTTCTAGCAGTACCTTGCTTTGCGGGTTCTCCGTTTGATTTTATAAAAATAAAATTATGTTCCTTATTATTATTAGATAAAATTTTCTCTCTTACGGGTAACCACCTATTATATCTTTCCCAAAATATATCTTTTATAATATATTTTGTGAGCATTTTACCCTGCTTAGTTCTGCCCTTTGTTTTTATGGCTTTTGAAGTTTCAATAAATATATCATTAAACACCAAATTATTAACATCAATAATATCAGTAGTAAATCTTAATATTTCAGAAAATCTACTTCCAGAACCAATGGCAAGTGCAAGCCAGCAAGATATTTGATATTCTTCATGACCGTCCAAATATTCGAACAATTTATTTATTTGTTCTTCTTTTAAAACGGTCTTTTCTCTCCTTGTACTTCTTGGCATATTTTCAACTGATTTTAATATTAAATTTCTATAACTTGGGTATTCATCATCCATATATTTTTCAATAAAATTAGACAAAGAAGACAGTACAGACCTCATTCTGGAAAACCTAGCAGAACCCCATTGCAATTCTTCTGTCGCGTAACTAAAAAATTCAGAAAATTCAAGTTTCTTTATATCTATAAAAAATTTATTATCATTATTTAGCAAATTCCAAGTAAAGAATATTTCCAAATCAGATTCATAATTTTTCAAAGTGGCATCTGAACTTCTTGTATTTTTTTCTCTCAAAAATTGTTCAATCAACTTTTTATTTTTATCATTAACATCGACCCACAATTCAGGCGATGTAATTATCTGCTTAAATGTTTTGCGTGTCATTAATTAGCCTTTCTAAATATTTAATAAATGAAAGTTATTTCAGTTCGCGGGTTGCTACGGGAGTAATTACCCTTTATAGTAAGAGACTCCACATGCGAAAAATCGTCATCTACAAGTAACCCACTTACGGTAAAAGAATCGAAGAGATTTTTTGGCGTAAAATTATCAGCATCTCTTTTTCTCTTATCTCCAAAAAAATATTCAATTACAATTCTGCATTTTTCTAACTTTCTATTTTCAAGATTATTGTGCCTCACAAGCCAACTTCCAAAATCTTTCCACGCCTGTTTTTGCACATTCATTTTGAATCTAGGCATAATCATCCAGTCGTTTAGACTTGGCGGGATTGGCTTCTCAATAGCCCTCTTTTTTCTTCTTGGATACTGTACGAAGTACCATTCATAATATTTACTTATTATTTCATTATCTATAACTATCTTTATTTTTCCCATAAAATTCCTTATAAAATACTTATTTTATCATTGGATAAAAAAAGAGATACGCCAGTTAGACGTATCTCTTCTATTAATTCGTTTATTTTTCCTTCTTTTTTTCTTCCAATTGTTTCATCGTCTTGGCAATTGACATGCCAATCCTTTCGCCAATCTCTGCGCCAGTAAAAATACCAGCAACGGCAGTTAAAAGCGCGGCGATGGGAATCCACACTTCCTGCGGAACTCCAGTATATTGCATAACAATTGCAGATATAACACCAATCAGCGCCGTCCAAAAGGCGGGGCTCTTAATTAAGAGCATAAAATAATTCATTTATCCTTCTCCTTTTCCATTTAGCTTTGCCATTTCTCTTTTTATTTTCATCAACTTCAAACCGGCATCTTCCAATTGTTCAATTGACTGAATAGACCTTTCAACCATAAGAGAAAGTTCTTCCATAGAAATAGATATGCCATTTTCCATAGCGAATTGCTGCGCCTTTTCAAAAACGGTCTGTTTCTTTTCGTCAATGCTCATTAACTTAAAAGACTTTGCCTGTAATGCCCATTGAGTATAGCGATTAACTTCATCAACCAAAGTTTTTTTCTTAGCATTGTCAGTAAGCTTCTTTATATAAAAAGCCCCATAAGTGCTTATGCCGGTAAATATAATTCCAAATATAATTGTAATAGCCTCCCCCAGTACGTTCCCCAAAGCAGTAGTTATTATATCCATTAGCCCTCAATCTACAACAATTTTTTCATTGCGATTATGTTTATTCACAACCTTCTTTTGATAACCACATTCCAGACATTCTTCATAGGTATCACAATAACTTACGCCATCATATTCTGTTGTATGAATTACTAATTCCAAGTCCCCATAACAATCCGGGCACTTTTTAGACAATTTCTTTTGAACCTTCTTTTTATTCATCAATAAAATGACCTATATTTTAGGTTATATCACCTATTTATTAGGTGTAACCTCGCTAGTTGGAAAATCCTTTTTAAAACGCTCCACTTGAACGTTCAAGGCTTCTATTAATTTAGAAACTCCATCTTCTGAAACATCTAAAGACGAAATTTTTTCAAGAAATTCAATAACACTATTTCCAATCCTATCAAAAGTATTTTCAATGCTTTTATCAGAAATTAATTTATCAGACACAGCCTTAAAAATCAAATCTAGGTCTTTCCTGAAATCTTCATAATCTTTCAAGCGACTTTTTATTTCATCCCATAGCCCACTAGAAGTAAGTGTCTCAAGATCAACGTTTTTATTAGAATCTAATTGGGTAACCTCAATGTTTGTACAATCCTCAACGAGACCAATAATAATAGACCACTCGGCAGAAAAATAATTATCTATCAAGTTTCCAGCGCCAAACATAAGGTCTACATAGGTCTTTGCTAATCTTAACTTGACACTTTGTGGAATATATGATAACATTGAAATGTTCTTGTCTTGAAACGTAAAGGTGGTTGTGTTTTTACCCTTGATGGCAAAACTAGATTTATTCATTTTTTAACTTTTCCCTTATAATTCGAGGGGGCTTTAAGCCCCCTCATCTGAAATAATGTTTGCGTAGAAATGTTTGCAGGTCAATCCATTTTTATCCGTAGAAGCTTCATATCTCCCAGTTTTGCCGCACCATTTTACAAAACGGCAAACGTTCCCCTTGTTCTCTTCTAGCTTACAAATAAAGAAAACGCCAGTTTCTCCTTTAGGAGTTACTTGCTCACCATTCAAACAAATCACTTTTTACCTTAGACAAAGTTTATTGCAACTGTATCGACCAAAGAACCAGTAGCGTATCTGGCGTTAATCAAGGCAGTACCAGTAGTCGAAATGCTAGAGGCAGATACTGAAATCAGGCCGGTATTAGCGCCAACCACCAAGCCAGCCCCAAAACTTCCGCTAAGAACAAAGCTACAACTTGTAGTAATATTTGTGTTCGCATAAAGACCGCCCCTAATACCAAGCACAGAAATCTGTACGGAATTAGCCGTGCTTTTCGCCCATTCTACAGTAGACGGAATTGCCGCAATTGACGAATATTCAGTAGAAGTTGATACTGGAATATAAGAAACCTTAGCAAAGTAATCAGAGGTAGTACAGTCAGTAGCGGTTGAAACAAGGGCTCGACCTTCAAGAGACTGATTGGAAACACCGTTCGCGGCGAGGTTCAAGGTAAAGTTACCCGCAACTTGGAATCTTGGAATATTAACTTGCAAATATTTCTTGACGGTTGTTTGGTCGTTTGCGCGTATTTCCGCAATCAAAGTAAGGTCTACGATACTAGGCGGATTAAGGGCTTCAATTGTAATCTGGTCTGCTGTTTTAGAAGTCACATAAATAGCAGTAACTAAAGCGTTAGCGCCACTTGAGACTGTAATATCTTTTACGCTGGGCGTTACGGACTCAATAGCACCATTGGGCAAGATAACCGAAACATTACCAACGGGAGTGAGACTAAGAGTTCCAGAGCCACTAGAAGTCAATTCCAAACAGTCTGTTTGCAAAACGTTTACCGCTCCAACCGACACAGTAGTACCAGAATTTAAAGCCAAGATAGCTTCGTTAAACGTAGCCTCTTCTACTTTCACGCTTAATTCACGTGTATGATAGTAGGTGTAGATAAGTGGGTTGTTAATGCCCGCACGAACATCTGCGGCTTGCATGCTTAGGGTGATGGCGCTAGAAATATTCGCCTTGCCATAAGCCAAAGCAACGCCTGAAGTTGGGTCGCGCAAAATAACATCGGCAACAGATACTAAAAATTCATTTGACATATTTTATATTCTCCTTTTTTAAACATTAATATTTCCATCGTTATCGGCATGCCCCAATCCACTTTGTTCAAGGAATTTGTTCTTTTCTATCAATATAGAACCATACCTTCTTTGTTGTTCTGGGATATGCGAAAGATAATGTTTGAAAATTTCATTACCAGACTTTGATGATATTTGACCTGATATTTCAAGCGGCTTGAATAAGTTATAATCTTTTATAATCATTTCTCTTTCAAAACGATGCTTAAACTGATATAATGTTTCTTCGCCAGCCTGAATTTCAGACATTCCAGTTAGGGCACAAAACGAAAACACTTCATCTTTGAAGTCAATATCAGACGAGTTTCTATTCATGAAACTCAATTTCTGT